ACGATCATTGCGCTTGATTGTAGCTTCAGCGCAGGCAGGGATTCGGATTATGTCGTGGTTCAATGCTGGTCATCGAAGGGAAGCACGTTCTACCTGAGAGATCAGGTCCGGGAGAAAGCCGATTTCACGAGGACCAAACAGATTCTTGTCGATTTCTGCCGCAAGTGGCCGCAAGCGAGAGCCAAGTACATCGAAAAAAGCTCCAACGGCTTCGCCATCATCGACACTTTAAAGAACAGCATTCCCGGCATCATTCCCGTTGCGGTCGGAAGCACGTCCAAGGTCTCCCGATACCATGCCGTCGCCCCTTTCGTGGCCGCACGGAACGTGTACCTGCCGAAGCACGCTGATTGGCTCGAAGAGTTCTTGCTAGAGGCTGAAGCGGTGCCCTCGTCTTCCCACGATGACCAAATTGACTGTTTCGCTATGGCAGTGAACAAACTCGAAGGTTGCGTGCCTCACAGAGACGTGTTCGGTCAGTTCCTTCTGATTTAAGCCCTAACCGCTAAATATCCGGGTGAGTCAGACCTTTCCCGCTACAGTTCCCGTCAAGGACATCGACGCCAAACACCCGGAACTTCAGAAATTTGCTTCGCTCTACGATGACCTACGCCTTCTCTACGTCGGCGGCAAGGAACTAAAGGATCAATGCTTCCGGTTCCTCGTGAAGCGCCAGCGTGAGCTTGGCACGGCGTTTCTTGCTCGTGAAGCGAAGATCAACTACGACCCGATTCTCTCGACCGTCGTGAGCTTCTACGTGTCCAAGATGTACGAGAACGGAATCGAGGTTGAGTTCGCAAATGGCGAGAGTTCGGCAGTCGATGAATTCTACACAGACTTCGTTCAGGAGTGCGACCGTGGCGATACGTCGCTGGAATTGTTTTTCACCCGACTAACCGAAGAGCTTTTGGTTTATGGGAAGAGTTACTTCATTATCGACTTGCCGAAACTCCCGGTTCAGCCATCGAACTTGAACGAACAGCAACAGCTTGGCGGGCTGAATCCATATCTTGCCCACATCGACATTACGGCGGTCCAAAACTGGCAGCAAGACGCCTTCGGGAACTTCGAGTGGTGCGTGGTTCACAACAAGCAACAGGTTCAGAGCTTCCTTGCGAATCCACTCACCGTTGAGACATGGACGTATTACGACAAGACGAACTACGCCGTCTACCAGTGCGAGTATGCAGCCGAAGGAAAGCAGCGACCGACGACGGCCATGCTGGTGGACTCTGGGCGGCACGCAATGGCAGACCAAAGTGTCGTGCCAGTGATTGCGATCAGCACGAGCCAACATTGGCTTGGCAACCGCCTGTACCTGTCCCTGCTAGAACACTTCAATGCGTACAACTCACTGGCATTCTCGCTGTGGCAAGCTCTAAATCCGGTGCCCGTCATTCAGGACGGGGAACAGAAGGCGGTCGAGCTTCAGCAAACCGTTTCCGAGTACGCCTTTCTCCACCTGCCATACAACGGCAAAGCGTTTTGGTTGGAGCCGCAGGGCACCTCTTGGGACGCATCGCTGAAATACCTTGAAGAGCTACGCTCCAACGTCTACCGCATGGCGCATGTTTCGCCGCTCGGAAGGTCCACGAAAGCTACGCCAAACGCCCAATCCGGCTACTCGAAAGAGCTTGAAATGTCGCCGTCTGCATCGGTCCTAAATTGCATCGGGACGATGGTGAAGAACGTCCTTCAGCAGACCTTGGATGCGGTGGCAGCGATCCGGGGCGAGAGCGTCAAGAGTGATGTCCGGGGCTTCACCTTCGTCCAAGACACGGCGGCATCGACCATCGACATTGCGTTGGCGGCTAAGGCGCTGACGATCCACTCCACAACAGCGCTACGGGAACTGGAGAAACAGGTGGTCCGTTCGCTGTTCCGCAACGACGCCAATGCAGATCTCGTTCAGCAGATGGTTGATGAAATCGAAGCCACGCCTGATGAGGCATTCCATCCGCCCCAGAGTACACCGGGCGCTCCGGGCGGCGGTGCCGATGTGACGCTGAACATTTCGGAACGAGCCGGGAATCCGCAGTAGGCCCCGGCTCATAAATATCCCCGATCACATGCCCCTCACTTCATCCGCAGACAATATCCTTTCCCAAACACTCGCTACGCAGGGAGCATTCATCGGTGTAGGCGACGGCACAGCCGCCTTCTCGAACACGCAAACCGACCTTCAAGGCACGAACAAGTATCGTCAGGCGGTTGATGCGGGCTTCCCGCAGGTTTCGGGGAACACTGTCACGTACCAAGCCACGTTCCCGGCGTCGGTAGCGAACTATGCGTGGAACGAGTGGGGCGTGTTCACGGCGGGCGGAACAATGATATCCCGCAAGGTCGAAACAGTAGGCACAAAGCCCAACAATCAGTCGTGGCAGTTTACCGTCACGCTCACGGTGACCTAGAATGTCCACTCTCCATTACGCCGATCCCGGCAACGGCAACCCCGTAATCTCTACGGATACCCTGACGGACGGCTCCTGTTGCCAGTACGTGAAGGTCTTGGACCCGGCGACCGGCACCAGCGCACCGACGCTCTACACACAGGCTTTCGATTACGACGCCAGCGGAAATCCCATCTATTTGGGGTATGCAGTTCCCGGCAATAGCAATGCGGCTTCGGCGGTATGGCGTATTCTCAAACTCACCTACGACGGCTCCGGGCGGGTGACGAATCGGCAATATGCAGGTGGCTCCGTGCTCTTTAACCAAATCTGGAACAACCGGGCGACTCTCACTTACTCATAATGATCTTAGACTACGTAAATCAGAAGCAAGTGAACGGCGTGACGTACACTGCGTATCGGGACGACGCCACTCCGATCCTCACCTACATCTCCAACGGCAACACCCCGGTCCAAGCGGATCTTAACGCCGTCTGGAATGACGATGCGGCGCTCGAAGCGCTCTTTGCAGGTAATAACAGCTAATGTCAGTCTTGGTATCCGACGCACGCAACGCAGCCTACACTGGAAGCCTTGGGACAACGAATGGTCTGGTTAAGGCCGACACGTTCAACCTCATGGCGCAAGGTACATCTCTCGCTCTGTCCAGTACACAGACCATCGCCTTCACACCGACGACGGGCTATAACAACAACGGCGTGATTCTATGTTTGGTGGGTACGGCAACGTTTGACCGTTCCATTACGGCTTCATTGCAACAGTTCGTTTCTGGTGCATGGACTACGGTAGCTTCCCAAACGCTCACAGCGGCCACGATCTGCAACGGCATCACGAACAAGCAGGGTAACTGGATTGTGCCGTTCAAGTGGACTGGAGTTGCGGTAACGGCGGCGGCAAGCACGTGGCGCTACAGCGTAGTACAGAGCGGTGGCACGACGGGCACCTTCAACCTTGCTACATCAGACGGCATTAACGGCTTCTACGTTGCGTTATCGGACACGCAAGCGACCTTCACCAGCAATCAGGATCAGGTCATCTTCATGGATGCCGTCAACATTGATGGCAATTACATCCTGAAGCGCAACAGTTCGACGGTTCAGATTTGCGGAATCGTTTGCAAATCTTCGAGCGCACCGACGTACAGCAACGATGTTGGTAACCTGACGTGGTTTTCCCCGGCTGCGTCTTACGAGCTTGGAATCGACGGTGGCTTGGTGTTGTCAGCGCACGGTGCTCTTCGCATTGGAAAGTCCACATCTGTCATTCCGGTAGCGCAGAAAGCGGTTCTCAATTTCAACTATCTGTCTTCCGGTACTCTAAAGTCCGGGTTGTATGGAGTCATATTGGGTGGCGGCGGTGCGGATTCCAAGCCGTCCATTTTCTGTTTCGGCACAACAGTTACGAATCAGTACGCCACGCTCAGTGCGGACGCAGCTTCGGGAGCAACGACCGCAACAACCACGTCTAACCTCTCTTCGTGGCCGACAAGCGCTCAACTTGGGCCGTCTGGTGTGACAATTACGATTGCGTCACCGGGTGTCGCAACCACGCCGACCCCGCACTGCCTACAATCTGGCGATCAGATCATCTTCACCACGACGGGCGCACTCCCGACCGGGATCACGGCGGGAACGATCTATTACGTCAGTGCCACAGGCTTGACGCAGACACAATTCCAATTCTCAGCAACTAGTGGCGGCGCATCCGTAATCACGACTGGCTCACAGTCAGGCACACACACTCTGAGCACGGCCACAAGGGTCTACTTGGGCAAGCAGAACGTACAGGGCCAAGGCTCGACGGCGTACAACGCTTTGAGGACGGCTGTGTTCGCAAGCGGCACAACGACACTGACATTCAACGAAGCGATTGCGACGAACACTCGCAAAGGGCCGATCAACGGCGCTCCCGGTGGCGTCATCATTAACATCGACGGATACAGCATCGTCATGAAGGGCGGTAGCACAGGTGGAGTGAACCTGATTCAGATCGAAGGCGTGTCGAATCTGTATTTCCAAGGGGTTCAGTTTCAGGAAGTACAATTTTCAACACAAAGCTTTGGAAGCGGCCTTCTTGGTTCGGACGACACAGCCAACCTCACTCAATGGACGTGGAATAATTGCCTGTTCATTCAACGTGTCACTCCAACGTTCTTTACCTACAGTTGCTTTGCCAACCTCGCCTCTAATCTGAACCCGTTCGGTACGTTGGTGCAGAACACAGCTTTCATCAACGCACCACTCGGCAGCATTGTTCCGCTTGGCGGCGTTGCACCAACAGGGTTGAACGTTACTACGTGTTGGGTGTTGAATGGGGCCGGTAACGACAATGGCCTCATCACCCTTAATACGTCTGCTGTGTTTACAAGCGTAGTCGTGGAAAATACTTTAGACGAAATCGTGGTACCCGCTTATAACGCTACCGTTCAGAACTGCCGTTTTTGGGGATGCAGTCAGAGCTTTGATGGTTTGTTTAACCTCGGCACAGCGCTGGCGGCGGCATCAGGACTCACGTTCCAAAACAACACGTACAACAATTGCACCATTCCCATTGAGTTTAATGCTGCTTATGCGACCTTTAAGAACGAATCCTTTGGCAACGAAGTGGCAAACACGGTAGACATGCGGTCGAACCGAACCTCGAACCTTGGTGCGCCGAACATTGTAATCGACACGCCGTTGACCGCCGTTAACATCCCCAATAACGTCTTTAGCGGAAGTACAGCCACGAATCCAAGCGGGTCGTACATCCGTATTCTCAACGAAGCAAACGTAGTAAACAGCAATCGAAGTTTCTATCCGAACGGCTATTACACCACACCGGATAAAGCCAGCTTGTTGGGCAAGACATTCTTGAATGGCGTGACATCTACGTTCAATACGCTGTCGACCACGTTCTACAATTACACTCGGTCGGTAAGTGGCTTCACCTTGGGCGCACAAGTAACCGCTCAGATTGCCAACGCCGCATATTATACGGGTGGAAGCGGCGTTGTGATGCCCAAATTGGATGTGTATGCGGATGGAGCGACGAACCCGGTTGCGACGGTGAGCGCCAGTAGCGGCACGTCATCGCAGACGTTGAGCACGAGCTATGTGTTCACAACCAACAATAACAATCTAAACGTCGTGTTGTCGCAGAAGCCAACCTCTACTTGCACCGAAGCGAATAGTGGCGTCACGTGGAGTAATTTGATCTTCAATGTGCGGCAATATGGTTACCAGTATCAGACGTACACGACCACAGTGTTCCAATCAACTGATACGATACAGCAAGCATTAAACACACCCGTTACGAACTCGTTCCTTACCGATGCTGTGCTTGGACCGATCAGCAGTGCGACGGCGCAGAGCTATGGTTCCAGCCTATCGTATGACGGCACGACTATCACCCAAACAGGAAACCTGCCCGTTACGCAGGTGTACGCCTACTTTCAGTGGTGGGCCGCACAAACAGCCAACGTCAACACCGCCGTGCCGTTCACCACGATTGACGGCAACAATTTCACCTGTTCGGCGAACTATGTGTTGAGCAATGCCACTCTCACTGGCAACGGAGCGCAGAAGCTCATCACCCTTGGCAGCTTCGTGTTCACCAACAGCAACGGGCAGTTGCAGAACGTCACCGTATCCGATGCGAACGGAACCCACATTACCATCGCTCTCTCTGGTCTTGTCAGCGGGTCCACGGTCGAACTGTACGACACCGCCACGAGCACTGAGTTGTACAACGCCGTCGTGAACAGCACGACGCTCAACTACTATGCGCTGTACACCGGCAGCGCCGATACGATCCGCATCCGGGTACGCAAGGCGGATTACCTGCCATTTGAGACTTCGACGGTGTTGAGCGCATCTAGCGTCAACATCGTCGTCAGTCAGTCAGCAAACCCAATTTACGCCCAAACGGGTATAGACGGCTCGACAGTGACGGAGTTCAGCTTCAGCGGTTCCCAAGTGAAGATCTTCGTGACGGGTACGAGCACGACGGTTCAGCGGCTCATTGCATGGTACCTGTGGACGATCTCAACCACAGCATATATCGGGTTACAGCCAAGCGACATTACCTTGCCGTCTTCAACATGGGCACAGTTCATCGGCGGTATGACCATCAAGAATCAGAATTCAACGCCGGTTGTGGTGAGTGGCGGCAACATTACAGACGGCAGCAATTCGGCAACAGCGGTGATTGACACGTCCGGTGGTCCGATCTTCATCGTGTCGGCATCACCAGCGGCGAATGCGACCGACATGGCGTCATCGGTGTGGGCATCAACCCCGGCGCTCACGGTGAACAAGTACCTTGCTCTCAAGTAGGAGGTGATCCGTGTCGCTACTACTTCTCTTTAACCAAACGTTCAAGCGCCCTACTGCATCGGAGAACGTGTCAGTTTCGCCATTTGAAACGGTAACGGGTGTGCTGGTGCAGTTCATGGGTACGGATACGTTCGTGATGACGGTGTCGGAAGTGGTGGCCGCTCTTCGGGCGGCACTCGGCTCAAGCGATTCGTACACTGCAACCGATATCCAACGGATTGCGGTGATCGTATGGTTTTTGAGCAACGATCCGGCGCTTCGCTTATACGTTCAACGACAGTCACGAAGGCTGGCGGTGGAAGCGGCTGATAGGGCCGTGAACATCGAAGCGTCGTCCAGAACCGTTGATGTACTCGTAGATCGAAGAGCCGTGCTGAAAACGTTCGACCTCAGAACAGTTATGCCGCAATAAATAGCTTGCGTGCAGCCACTAACCAAGTTCATCAAAGATCCAAGCGCCACTCTCGATTACACCCTCGATTGGTCCGCATGGCTCAAGGGAGCCGCTTCCTCGGACACGATTTCTAGCGTGGTGTGGACCGCCCAAGCGGGCATCAACATCGAAAACCAGAGCAACACTACGACCACAACAACGGTATGGCTGAGTGGCGGCGCTCTCGGCAAAACCTACCGGGTTGAATGCCTCATTACGACTCAAGGCGGGCGCACAGAAGCGCAGAGCTTTGAAGTCTTTATTCAATCGAAGTAGCCCTACCGCTAAATACTTATTGCAGTTTGCGGCGGCATCGGAACGCCCTAAACACCGAAGCAAAAGACGGCCATCGCACCTTTAAGGCGAAGAGACTACATGTCAGACACAGTTACTAACGACAGCATCCAAGCTACAACGATCACAGCAGAGCAAGTGCAGCAAATGATTAACACCGCTCTCGCTGGACATGCCACGAAGTACGAGCGGCAGTTGAACAAATTGCACGACTCGTTTTCGGAACAACTGAAAGCACCCACGAAGCCGGTGGAACCCGCCATTCAAGCGGAAGGCGGCAACGCCATCGACCCAAAGGTGGCATCGCTTGAACGATCACTTGCCGAATTGACCAAGGCTCACAAGGCTGCGGAAGAGAAGGCGGTCAAGGCGGAACAGGCAAAGATTTTATCCGACGCTTTGTCAACGTACACGTTCGCCAGCGACAAGGCACGTGAAGTTGCGCTCAAGACCTTTGAATCCCAGATGCAGCGGTCGAAGGACGGCGAGTACTTCATTGCCGATCAGACCGTCAAGGATGCAGTAGCTCAACAGATGAAGGAACTTCCGGGTCTGTTAGCGCCAAAGGCCGTGGGTAGTAGCGGCGCTGTCGGTACAGCTAATAACGTCTCTATCGGACTTGACAAACTAATCAAGCCGCAGATGACACCTGAAGAGATTCAGCAAGCCTACGCCATTTTGAGGCAGCGGTAACTAAATACTTCAGCAAAAAGAAAGGTGGTGATTCCACTCGAAAAGAATCAGGACGACTAATCAATGGCTTTTATTGTTGATGCCAATCTAGCGTCTCAACTTGTGACGCTGTATGCGGCACAGGCCGTAGACGCACTTCAACCGGCTCTGGTGATGGGCAACCTCATCAACCGGGCTTATGATAACAATCCCGGCTCAGTGGGCAACACAGTGAATGTCCCCGTTCCTGTGGCTCCCGGTGGGTTCACTTCCGCCAATCTTGCCGAAGGCTCGACGGTCTCATTCCAAGCGCCGAACATCTCGACCGCTCAGTTGGTCGTAAACAAGCACAGAACGGCGGCTATCACCATTCCTGACATGACGCAGGCGTTCACTAATTTGGACATCTTTGGGACGTACATCAAGCCGCTCGTTATCCAACTTGCAAGCGATATCGAAGCCGACATTTTTGCATTGTATTCCGGGCTTACAGCGAACACGGCGGTAGGCGTTTCTGCAACCACTCTAACGGATGCGGTAATCGACTCGGCGGAAACATCGCTCTTTGCGGCTTATGTCCCACCGACCGCCGAGAAGTTCCTTGTCGTATCACCGACTGCCTACAGTGGTCTTCGTCAGATTGGTTCCTACGTCAACACGTATCAGTACGGTCCTCAAGCTGAAGCGTTGCGGACTGGTGAACTTGGCAGCATCAAGGGATTCAAGGTATTTCGGTCCCAGTTGGTTCCGAAACCGGCGACGACCACGTTCAATATCGCTTTTGCGAAGGATGCCTTTGCGATGGTCACGAGAAACCTCGGTACCGTGCCACAGGGAATGGGCGCTGTGTCGGCTCCGATCTCGCTTGGAGATTTCGGAATGCGTCTGACACTCAGCTACAACCCGCAGACCGTGGCAGTGCAGGCCGTTGTTGACTGCCTCTACGGTGTCTCCGTTCTGCGTAACCAGTTCGGAATTCAGGTTCTCAGCTAACCAACATTGCAGCGGATTAAGGCAACGGCTAGATGTCGTTGCCTTTCTGTTTTGAATATGAAAATCCTACAAAACCTCGAAGACTATTGGATGCGAGTACACGAACTCGCAAAGACGCTTCCGCCCGTGGTCTACATCACGTCAGTTGAAGTGCCGCAATATCCGCACCACCGGGCCGGTGTCGTTGTTGAACACGTGCCCTTCTATGCCGCACAAGACATCCTAGACGGTACCCACAGGCTCTCTACCGAAGAGGAAGTCGCACAATACAAGGCCGGTATGGAAGCGGCTCGTGAGCGTGCGAAACAGCAAGTCATTGACGCCAAGGGCATCCACATCCACAACGTTGTGGCCGGATCGGACCTGAAGGTAGAAGCGAAGAAGGGCAAATAAGTGTTTCTGACGGATCGGGACTGCATCAGCATTGATGACATCACGGCGGTTGACCCCGAAGTGGCGAGTATCGCCGCTACTGAGTCGATACCGACTGAGGGCGATTCCAGCTTTGTTCACCTTGCGGTGGTCGAAGCGGGCAACCGCATCCTCGGATTGATGCAGAACTTCTCGTATCCGCACTACACTTCGAGCGGAACACAGCCGTCACCCGGCCTGTTTTTTCCGGCCTACGACGCAACGCCTACGGTTCGGATCAGGTTGGGACAGATCGTCACGGATAGCGACACGAGCACCTTCCAAAGTCCGTTAAAGCAATGGATCACTTACGTCGCTCTCAAGAATTTTTACCGGCTTGTATCAAATCGTCTACTGGAAGATCGTTACGAGAAGAAGCGGCGTGACTACGAATGCGCCATTGACGACACGTATTGGCCCGCTCTGAAGGCGTGTGGACTGCCGATGTGCTACAACCCGATTCCGTGTCCCGGCGCTCTCTATGAGGTGGGGCAGGGAATCTGGAGCGCATCGAACCTTGCCGCTGTTCCCGGTTCGGGCGTCGGCAACACGTTCGATGTCGCTATCACGTGGGCCGGGGCACAGGGCGAATCGGCACCGTCCCAGACCCAGACGATCACTATACCCGCAGGGCATGTTCTAGAGGTTACGATCAGTTCGCTCGTAGTTCCGACCGTCGCAGGAACGTCAATGGCGTCGTGGAACATCTATGCGGGCATCACCGGATCTACGCTTTTCAGTCAGGCAACCGTTCCTGTGGCGACGAAAACGTTCACGTTAGCTGGCGATCCGCTCCTTTCGGGGACTATCGCCGGAACTGGACAGCCCAAGGACACCAGTCTCACCTTTATCAATCTGTTCAGTCGAGCGTAGCGATGTCCAACCTTGTCGATTTGGCGAAATGGCTCAACGAACTCCCGGTGCAACTGGAGCCGCAACGGTCGGAATTGTACCACGCTGCGACGGGGCAGCAAGAGCGAATTTTGGCCCGTACAGTTTCCGGCATCAGCGTAGACCTTCAACCGTTCGCTCCCTACTCGCCCGCAACCGGAAAGAACCCACCCGTGAACTTGACGGAGAGCGGGGACATGCTGGCGTCGATGACGGTTATAGCCGACAACGATGAGGCGCACGTTCTCTTTGCCGACGAGGAGCAAGCACAAATCGCCCGATATCACAACGAAGGCACAGACCGCCTACCGCAGCGGTTCTTCTTCGGCGTAAGCCTTCAGGACAGAGAAGACATCATTGCGGACATTCGAGCGGGCCTGTTTCGGAGAGTGAATGATCTCGGTTAGCAAACACGTTCGTGATACGGTAATGGCGCTCATGGCCGATGAGACCGTTGGATTCAACCCGACGTTGCAGGCCATCACGACCGGCATTCAGCTTCCGACGTTCACGCTTGACTTCAGTGCCACGAGCAAGAACGTCTTGCAGGGCTGGTATGCCGCCAAGGATCTTATTGCTACGACCACCACGAAATTCCCGTTGATGTGCGTCTACACGATCAAGAGCCAAAACCAAAACACGGCGAAGTTCGCAACCTTTTCAGGTTCGGTGATGTTCGGTCTCGACACGTACTTGAGCTTTCCGCCTTCGCAAGCACGTAACAATACGGACGACTTGGTGGATGCAGTGGAGGGAACCTTGTACACAGTCTTCAACTCGCCAAGCAATTATGGTTATTACGGCGATGTACAGTACAACGGAGACCTAACGATTCAACGTGGACCGATTGCCAAAGGCGCTCAGAATTGGTTGCAGTTGATATCGTCACGCCTCACGTTCGATCTGATTGCAGCCTAACCCAAACGATAAATACCTCTGATTTGAAATTCCTGTCGTTGATCGGCAGATGAGGTATTCATGTCCAACTACGCTCTGAATCGGTTGCGTCGGCTCTACATGGCGGCGCAGACCGATCCCTTGACACTGCCGTCCAGCATCACCAATACGAATTATTGTCTGTTTTCAAGCCTTGACATTGTTGGTGAACAACAGGTTATCCGTAGGCCCGATATCACAGGGTCCCGTCAGGATTTGATCGGTCTTCCGGGGCGGCACACCGGTACTTGGAGCGTTTCAATGTCACTCGCTGGAAGCGGTTCGGCTGGTACAGCACCCGATTGTGACCCTCTTTTGCAGGCGATCTTCGGAGCCGCTAATACGGCGGTCGCCAGCACGAGCAACACATATTCTCTCAGCGACAACATCATCACCTGTGCCCTGTACCACTACCGGCACGCACAGAACGGCACGACGGCGTTGACGCAGCAAATCAGCATGGGAAGCACTGTCACGCAGGCTACGTTCAGCCTTGGCTCGGACATCGCTACACTGTCCGCAAATGGCCGGTCCATCTTCGTCCTTGATAGCGACAACTGGAGTGCATACACGGGTGTCTTCTCTGGAGCAAAGGGCGGTCTCTCTGCGTTTCCGTCTGAACCGTCTAGCCCTGTATTCCACGGTGTGCCTGTCGTCGGCTTCACCGGGTCTTTGACTACGGACAGCAACAGCGTTGCAGAACTCAAGTCGATGACGATCAAGGTCACAACCGGAAATCAAATCGTTGATGACACCTTCGGGCAGTACTTCGGTTCCGGTGTGCAGGGGGATTTCAGGACCATTGATGTGTCTCTCACGCTTGATGATTCCGATTCGGCGGCCATGCTGGATCTAAAACAGAAGGCATTTTCATTCGCTCCAATCAACATCGTTGCGGTTTGCGGGACCACGGCTGGCAACACGTGGACGTTCAATCTCAATCAGGTTCAGATGGTCAACCCAAAGTTCAGTCCGGGACCGAAAGGCAGAATGCGGCTCGACTTCAACGCTTCGGTCGCTCACGGCACAACTCTCTCCGGGTTGGACGCATTCTCGCTTGCCCTCACCTAAGTAGTTCCGTACCGTTGAAGGCCCTGTCGTGAGGCGGGGCCTTTCCTTCTCCCCTCATGAAGAAACTCGTTACCACCACCAACCTCCAAAGCAAACTGTATCCCGAAGTCTCGTACAAGGTCAGGACTCTATCCGAAGGTCGCCGCCAACAGGTAATGGCTTCGGTGGCCGATGCAACGTACACAATGTACGAACTCGTCGGCAAGGCCAACGCTCTACTTCCGGTCGAAGGTGAAACGCTCGACTCCGAAACGCAATGGAAGCGCACGGCGCTCATCGACCAAATCAACGAGATCACGAGTCGGGAGATTTGGCCCGCATGGATCAGGACGTATGTTGTTTCCATCGACGGTTTGGACATCGACGGTACACCGGCAACCGTGGACACGTTCCTTTCCGATGCACCGACCGACCTGTTTGCCGAATGCGTGAATCTCATTAAGGGACAGGCCGAACTCTCACCAGAGGAAAAAAAACTCTCCGAGTAGCATGGTTGTTCGCCAAAGGCGGCGGTTGGAATAAGGAAGCCTACGACTGCGAGTTGTGCAAGGCGGCGGGCTATTACCGACAACGTAACTGTCGTAGATACTTTCCCGATCAGCCCTGCAATTCCAACTACACATGGGAACCCGAATTTCAAACGCCGAAAGGCTCGTTCTTCGGCGTCTCCCCCTGCGAATGTACGGACTGCCCGGTTTCATTCATCACGCCAGCATCCCGTCACTTGATCCAAGTCGAAGTTCAAAATCAGGTTCTCAAAGAATCGACCGGCGCTTCCCTGTATGGCCCTGATCTGTCGAAGTGGCCGTCCAAGGTGGTCGATGCGTTTACCTGTATCGCCACGACTCGCAATGAGTACGACCACGAGCACCACGTCACAGAAATGGACGAGCTTCGATAAATACCTCTGGTACCCGCCATGCCCTTCTCGCCCAACGATTCCGTTGATATTCTTATCCGTGCCCGGACGCAGGGCGAACAGGAGATCCGTGCGCTTGCTGGTGCTGCGACCGTAAGCGACGAACAATTCAAGCGGCTCCAAGCCACTCTTCTCACGCTCGACGGCAACCTCAAGGCTCTGACGACTTCCGTCGTCACGCTGACGAAAACACTCGAAGAACAAGCGCTGGCATCCAATAGTGCTGCCAGTGGCGCAAACCGTCTTGGGTCGTCGGCTCGTGATGCGGCTGCGGAGCTTCGGTTTTTGGAAGGCTCTATGCCCATCCGTGCGGCGGCGCAGTTTGTTGCCTCTGTAGAAGGCATAGCGCCACTCCTCAGAGCGGCCTTTCCCATCATAGGAGCCGTCGCCCTTATCGAAGTTCTGGAGAAGGTGCCCGGTGCCATCAACAAAATGGCGCTGTCTCTTGACGGCTGGACGGAGAAGTCGAAGCACGCTTTTGAGGCGAGTATTAAGCACGCCGATAAGTGGTACGACCACGTGCTTGACCTTGCGATGAAGGTCAGTGCGATGAAGCTGATTGGTCTCGACGGAAGCGTAAAGGATTCCGCCGAAATCGGAATCGTTCAAGGCGACATTGCGTTGATAAAGAAGAGACGTGATGATATCAAGGCCGAACTTGATAGCGCCAACGCCATTCTCTTTGATGCGGCACACCCGCAATACAAGTACCAGCTTGGGGAATTTGGCACGCCCGGAAGACCCGTCTTATCCAATTATCATTCCGACCTCGATATTGAGCACGCTAAGGTCATCAAAGAAACGTTAGACCCCGAACTCAGCAAGTTCCAATACATGCTTGACGAGTATCAACAGGTCAAGCTGCCGAGTGCTCAGAAGGAATTAGAGGCTGACGCCAAAGCCGAACGTGAGCGCAGCGCAAAGAAGCTCCAGACGGATGCCGCCGAAGCCGCACGAATCGAAGCCGCCATCATTCGTGGCGCTGATCGTCATGAGATGAACCCGGCTGGACGGTACGCCGAACAAGCAAACGATGAAGTGCGCCGGATGCTTGAAAAGAACCCCCACATGGACACGGCTCGTGTGTTGTCGGCTGTCGATTTGGCTTGGTTGAAGATGTCGATGGAAGCCTTCGAGAAACAAAAGCTCGAAGACATGAAGCTCAACAACCTCATCTTCGACCCCGAACTCGGCCACACGAAGAAGGGCGACCACCAGCAGATCGAGTTCATGTTGTCGCTACTCGGACTCGATAAGGCAACGATTCATGGTTGGATGGAACACTTTAACGATCTCGACGGTGTGAGCCGGGAAGAGCGGTCCAATCGAATTGCGAATTTCAACATCGACCGCCGCTACCTTGGTCGCCTTGCCGCTATCAACGCAGGACCAGCGGGCGAGATGTCGGCGTTCTACGGTGCCCAGAATCAGGCGCAGCTTGAAGCATTGCAAAACAAACAGGCGAGTCTTGAAACTGCCAAGGACTCCAAAGATCCGCTGACAGAACAGAAGCGTGCCAACGACCTGTACGAGCGTGAAACAAAGCAGATCGGACTCGACACGGAACTGAAGATTGCTGAGATTCGCAGGCAGGAGCGGGAAGAAGACCGCAAGGTCTTGGGCGAACTCTTCGATGCATTCGACAGCGGCAGACGTGGTGCCGTTTCTCAGTTCTTCCGGTCGAAGCTCACGGGGATCGAGCGCACGATGTTCAGCAATGCGCTCGAAATGCCGCTACAGAGCATCCGGTCGCATGTGCAGGGATTCTTGACGCCGCACGAATTGGACGGGCAGGGGAACCCCAATTGGCTTGGAAAGGCTCTTCAGGGAACACCGCTTGGCATAGATCAGGCGTCACCCGAAATCCGCTCTCGCAAGGAAAACACCGACGCCATCAACAATTTAACGGCGGCGCTCACAGGTAGGTCAACGGCGGGCGGCGGCACGAGCACGCCTGCAACTGGCTCCGTCTTGTCAAAGGCCCTGTCGTTCTTGCCCGGTGGAGCATCGTTGGGCAGTGCGCTTTCGTCTCTGTTCCATACGGATGCTGGATCACGGAACGCCAGCGGTGGTGATGTCCATGCGATTACGGCTAATACCGACCCTGACATTGCGTTCTTCAGGGCACGTGTGGGCGATGTCTCGCCGGGTGCGGGGCATGTCAACTACTTGAGCAGTGGTCTTGATTTGGCGGGCGCTGGTATCGGCGCATTCGCAGGATTCCATCAGGGCGGCGTTCAAGGATCGCTTGCGGCATCGGCGGCGCTCGTCGGCGGCGTCACACAGGCGCTCTCTGGGTTGTCGAAATCTTTAAACGTCTTGGGGCCGGTCGGCATGGTTGCTTCGATGGCGTTGGGCTTCGTTTCCATGTTGAGCGGCATGAGCGTACAGGAACGCTACAACCAAATGCAAAACAATGTGGCCGGTTCGTATGACCGCTTGCCGCCGTCGATGTCCGAGACCTTCGACATTAGCGGAAACCAGTCGCACATTACCGGTCCCGGACAGGCTGTGGTTCTCAATCTTCATGTGAACGCACTGGACAGCAAGAGCATTGTGGACCACTGGCAACCCATAGCGAATGCGATCAGCCACGCCGTCAACATGAACCATTCGGTCGTTGACTCGATCAGGCAGGCTCGATAATGCCCGTTACGTTCCCGACGATTTCCTTTTCGAGAAGGGCCATGTACCCGCTCGAACGCAATACGAAATGGACGACACGGGTGCTCCGATTCCTTAACGATCAGGAACAACGATTCGTTCAGCAAACGCCGAAGGCAGAGTTCGTTTTGAAGTATACCGGTGTGGATCAAACCTCATATAACGCCCTGTACACCTTTTGGTTGTCTATGCACGGAGCCGATATCAACACCTTCTCTCTTGATCTCGGAACGGACCCGGACACTGGCGTTAGCATGGCGTACACAAACCTCGTCTTCGTTGACGATGTGTTTAAAGCAATCCAGAGCAAGCCGAAACGTTGGGATATCACGTTGCGCTTGCGGGCGGTCCAGTAGTGGCAACCTTTCCCCTTATCGGCGGCGGTCACATCGTGTCGCAGTATCCGTACACGACGGCTCCCGCTTTCCTCCATACCAAGGTGGACATGCCCTGCGGCGTCCGGTGGTCGTACTCGTGGCGCACGAATCCGCTTCGCACGTTCGTGGTGAGCTATCGGTCGATTCCGACAGCGGACGTGAAGACACTCGAAGAGTTCTTTAATTCAATGAGCGGTCGGTATGGGACGTTCAGTTTTATGGATCTCGAAGCGGGCAATGTCCACCCAAACTGCCGGTTCGATCAGGACAATTTTCAGGTGACGTATAACGGGGTCAACAACTGTTCGGTGACGCTGCGGATTGCGGAGTTTGCGGGCTAGTTGCCGAGATCCTGTCTTGCAGCGACAATAAAGGCTTCCAAGTGCAACCTAATTTGCAGTAGATGGCTGTCCAGACTTGCCCATGCGTCCTTTTGACGTGCAGTGAACATATCAACAATGGTCTTAGTTAACGCATAGTATTTGCTTAGAACGTTTTCCGACGCAAACAGCCTTGCAACATTCAGCCCTATTGTGTTGTTGTCAAGTTGGGAGCCTATCGCTTCAAGTAGTGAGGGAATCGTCTTCAGATCATTTCCACTAGATCGGGTAAGAACTTCGAGTTGGAGCAATATTTTGGTTAGGTCAGTTGTGAGGTGGCAATAGAAATCCTTGCGTGCTGTCCACCGCTCCTGCGTGTCCCACATCGACTGGAGGATATCGGCCTTGACACGTTCTGTCTCACGCACCTGCTCGATGAGCCTTTGAATATCTTCATGGGTAGCAAGGTTCTCGGCCTTCTTCTTCAAGTATGGCTCGAAATAAGCCTTAACCCACCAGAGCAGGATCACGACTGCGATAGCCGCACTCCCAATCACTTGCCATAGACTCTTAACCAGTTCCATATTGCTTTAGCAGCGAGTTTAGCAGTCCCGCCCACTCCCAAACAACCATAAATACTGAAGCTCGGTGCTGTGGTGACGTGGCGAATCCACGCACGCCGCTATAACGCTTTCTTTTGCGGCACGGAATCACACCCGGCATCCCGCCCTATGCCCCTCGTCAACATTCAAACCTACAAGGAACAGTCCCTAACGGCGCAGCCGCTATTGCTCGTTGAAATTACTTTCAGCGACGAAAGCGTATTGCGGTTGTCTACGCACGATCTACGAGCGGCAACAACCGGTGTGCAATGGGGCGGCAACGACTATACCCCCCGGATTCAGAACTCGAATCTGGCGATGATTCAGGCGTCAAGCTCTCTCGGCATCGACACGATTCCTACGGTCACACTCAAGATTGCGGACCCGGATAGAACCATCTGGCGCAACTACGAAGCTGAACAAGGCCGTGGCTTCCGTGGTGCGTCCGCTGTGTTCCGGTTCGTCTTCTATGACGTTGTGAACGAAGTCTTCTCGTCCGACTCCATTGTCAAGTTCGTCGGTATCGGGGAAGCGGCAAGTGTTGACGACACCACGTTGACCGTGCGTTTTACGAACGCCTTGAATATGGCGAAGTGTTCTTTACCGGTGGTTCAGTTTCAGCGCATCTGTCCTTGGACATTTCCTGATGCAACCGGCCTCACTGACGATCAAGCCACGGCTCTACGGCAGAAAGCGGCAGACGACAAAACCTCACC